AAATAAAATAAAATAAAATAAAATAAAATAAAATAAAATAAAATAAAATAAAATAAAATAAAATAAAATAAAATAAAATAAAATAAAAAATGTGTATTACGATACACATTTTTTATGTTTGTATACGGTTCTCTTATAGGGGGACCACCAGACTTTTTTGATAATAAATATCATTGGGCCACGGTTTCTGTATCCATTTTCCCGGGAAAACCACAACTTTCTCGAAATTCTCGTTCAAATAAGACCCCCACCAACTGAACGTGCTGTTGGCGCAAATACCGCCTTTTTCGCATAACGACATCAAATACAAAGTTTCGAGCACGGGTAAATCAACAAACGTTTTTTTTATGTCATTGAACATCGCATATGTTTTACAGTACTCAATGTCGTCGCTCACAATAATAAAATGCGCGTCAGGTGAAACCGACAATATGTGCTGGATTGCAATTTTATAATATTTATCCGTGTCAAATGTGTAAAGGTCAGTTTTCACATAATCGCCTCGTCTCACATGGATAAAATAACTATTTTTCGCCATTTCGGCGTCTTTAGATTCAACCATTTTTTTATAAACCTCGTTTTGTTTGAACAATTTTATTAAATCCGGTTTGATACTCAAAAAATACTTTTCATTCTGAAAATACCCATTTAATAAAACATCGTCGTTAAATGGCGCCGGCGGATTGTATACAAAACACTCCTCCTCCTTCTCTTTAAACTGTTTGATTTGTTTTAGATTGATATGCACCAAATCAAGTTTGTTGAAACCGAAAAACACGGTGTTCAATAAATAATTGTTGTCGTCTATGTGCGTAAAGGTTTGTTTTAGAACACTGCTATTAATGATGAAAAAATTCATATTGTTTTTTTGCGCTAGCGAAGCACCCGCACAAACCTGGAACATCTGGTTTCCTAGTCCACCATGAATTCTTACAAAAAGCGTTTTCTTTTTATTCGTATTATGGAAAGACAATTGTTGAAAATCGGTAAAATGATCGGAGTATAATCGCGTCTGGAGCGGAAAAATTTTGTTTTTATTCAAAATGTTGCCAATCATCAGGTCTTCGTAGAAAATGGGCGTGTATTCGTCTTCTGCAACCGTGCTAACAACGGAAACCGCGTTTTTACTCAAATAGTACAAGGGTCCGCCGCAATAAATGGCGGAAGGCGTGTTGATTGTTCGGGTGGTGCCCATTTGCTTGTATTTCAAATGAACGACGTTATTTTTCTTCTCTTTTACCATTAATGCGGTTCCTGAATAATCGACCGCATTGGTCTTGAAATAATGGATGAATTGAATGAGCGAATTCATATTAATAATAATATCGTCGTCGCATTTGAAACAGCCGAGTGCATTTGGATAAAGGAAATTGATCGCTTTGAATAGTCGCAGCGATTTGGAACAAAGGTTCTCGTAATCGTCCTCGCAATGAAGAACCAGGTATTTGTCGTCTTTCACCAAGAACTGGTGGTCAATTGTGGTATCTCCGTAGACAATTAGGACTTTTAATTTGAGAGAATTCATCAATTGAGTATTGCTGAAATACAAGTTGTACATTTTGTTTGCGATTTCCAGATTTTTCTGGCAACTGTAGATTGCAAAAATATACTCGGACATTTAGATTTTAAACTGGTTTATTTTTTAAACTGTTTCTCATTTAAATCCATTTAAAAATATATTGGAGAGAAAATACAACAATGACAACACAATTCATCCATAGCAATAACCAATCTCTGTTGTGGAAAGTTATTAACAATACACAACAGACAATTACCTACTTTGCAAATGCACCGCCTGGAGAGAAAGAACGGTGGTTTCAGTCCGTGATTGGCCACGTGTACAAACAATACAATGGGCAAAACATTTCTCTCAGAGATATGAACAAAAGAGCCATTGATTCAATGTTGCAAAGTTTGCAAGTTCAGCAAATGCCGGTTCAGCAAATGCCTTATCAGTCGGCACCGCCTACTGCGCCTTATCAGTCGGCACAACCTACTGCGCCTTATCAGTCGGCACCGCCTACTGCACCTTATCAGTCCGTTAAAAACAGAGAACAACAACTAACCGACCAATTTACTCGCAGACAGGCCGAATACGAAACCATGGTTAAAAAAGATGTACCAACGCCACATTTCACCGAAAATGTGAAAGACGAAGCAATATTGGATCTTGGTTCTGCGGTGAAAGAATATATGAAACAGAGAGACCAAGACATTGAAATACCCAAACCAACTGCTTCATTAACACCTTCACTGCCTTTGTCGCCTACGGCTTTTTCGCCTACGGCTTTTCCGTCGGTGCCCTTACAGTCGCCTACGGCTTTAAAGTTGGATTTGAAAAATGTCGAACCCATTTCTATCGCAGTTGATGAATTGCCTTCTCCATCAGCTACGCTTTCAAAAAAAGTCCAGTGGGGAGAAAACACAGAACACGTATTTGACAAAAACGAATCAATTGTTATCGCAAAGTTGGAAAAAGACATTTCGGAAATGAAACTGAAACTCGATGAAATTCTGGCATTGTTGCAAAAATAAATATTTTACGAAACAATATAATATTATAATTCTTATATAATCAAATGTCTCTAACACCAACCATTCTTTTTGAAAACACCCATTTCATCAATTTAGAACACCGACATGACCGATTAAATCATGTAAAACAGGAACTCGCAAAAATCAATGTTGTCGGCACCCGTTTCAATGCAATTAAATTGACAAACGGCGCGGTCGGATGTTCCATGAGCCATTTAAAATGCCTGGAAGAGGCAAAACACAATGGTTTGCCCTACGTGTTTGTGTGCGAAGACGATATCCAGTTTCTGGATCCCAGCCTTTTTCTCAAAAACCTGGGGCTATTCTGCGAATCAGTCAAATCGGACTGGGACGTCCTCATCATTTCCGGAAACATCTGCCCGCCTTTCGACCCGATTGGCGATTTCTGTGTCCGATTGACCAATTGCCAGACAACCACTGGCTACATTGTCCAGCAACATTACTACGACACTTTGATTGAAAACTACAGAGAAGGTATAACCAAACTATTGTCAGACACCACCAATAAACGCGAATATGCCATTGATATGTATTGGAAACACCTGCAATCAAAAGATCGCTGGTATATGATTGTTCCGCCAACCGTGGTGCAAATGGAGGGGTTTAGCGATGTGGAAGGTCGCGAAACCAATTACAAACATTTGATGACAGACATGAACAAAGATTGGTTGTTCAAAAAAAATATGATCATTGACAGAGTGAAACCATTTCAAAATGTTCAACCAAATATTCAACAAAATTCAAATTATTCTTTTAAACCACCGACTCAAAATACCCAGACAAATGCAATTCAGCAGGGGTTCAATTTGGGGATTAAACATCGGAATCAGTTTGATTTGGTCAATGGTAAAATGACAATGACCAATAAATGATCAAATGACCAATAAATGATCAAATGACCAATAAATGATCAAATGATCATTCGGAACGTGCTCTTCAAATCCGTATTTTTTTATAATTATTTGTATATAATGGCATCAACTGATAAAATTGCAATCATCATTCCTTTTCGCGATCTCCGGGCAGAGCAAAACCGGTCGGCACATTTGCGTCAGTTTGTTAAATCTATCCCCGATTTTTTGGAAAAGGCAGGTAAACCATATATTATATACTGCATCGAACAGTCCGACGACGATCGCAAGTTCAATCGTGGCAAACTTTTGAATATTGGATTTGAGATTGCGTGCAGCGAAGGGTGCAATATATTTGTGTTTCACGACGTCGATTTAATACCGTCCAAAGAACTGTTGCCTCATTATACCACAGTACCTGATTCGCCAGTTCATGTTGCAAATGTCTGGAACGACCGATACAGTTGCAATGACTCTTACTTTGGCGGAATCGTCGCTTTTTCTCAAGAAGATTATGTGCGCATCAATGGTTATCCCAATAATTTTTGGGGATGGGGAGGAGAGGACGATGAAATGTACAAACGCGTGAAAAAGAATAAACTGAAAATTGTTAAGGTGAAGAAAGGAACAATAAAAGATTTGGAGGAGATGAATCTGAAAACAAAACTGACATACTTGAAAACGAACCAGGAATTAAAATGCCCATTCAAAACCGAATTGCTCGATGAACACGAGGGGACGTGGAAGAGAAACGGATTGAATAGTTTGAATTATTCGATACTGGATCGGATCGACATAATGCCGGACAGGGATTTAGGTATTGCAACAAAGATAACAGTTGACGTTATGTTAAATGGAGAAAAAACGGATGAATACAGTAGCATGAGTTTTATTCCCGACTATAATGCGAAAAAATAAATAATTATATATACACCATTGAAGATTTAAAACGGCACGTTTTCAATCTTCAATGGTATAAAATTTCTAATTTATATATATATATGTCAAAAGAAGAACCTCATGTGTTTGTTAGTTATGAAGGACATAACTACAATTTTAAAATAACACCGGAAACAACAATTCATGAATTAAAGGGAATGCTTATTTACGTATTGTTGATGGAAGATGGCAAAATACAGGACGACAACTATACGGTATCCCTTACAATGTCTGGGAAAAAAATTTCGGATGATAAAATGGTTTCTTCCATCATTGGAACCAAAAACGGTGCAGTATTTAAATCTACATTAAAACCGAATGTTGTCCCAAAACCAGTTGTTGTACCAAAGACCAAGTGTCCCAAAGGAACTAAGCGAAATAAGAAAACGGGCGAATGCGAGCCAAAAGGCATGAAAGGAACAAAAAAAAATATTAAATCTTTATCTGCAAAGTCTTCATCTGCAAAATCCTTATCTGCAAAATCTTCATCTGCAAAATCCTTATCTGGAAGCATTGACTTAAATAACAGTGATTTGGGAGACCAAGAATTCGCAGGCAAAGATTTCTCCGGCAAAAACTTATCCGGCAAATATTTTGCTAATACCGATTTCACCGGCGCGAATCTATCCAAGACAAATCTGAAAGGTGCGACTTTAACCAATTGTGAATTGATTGGGGCAAATTTGACCAATGCGGATTTAACCGACGCTGTTTTGGAAGAAGCCTATTTGCAAGAGGCAAACTTAACCGGTGCAAAATTGAAGGGCGCGAATTTTAGTTTTGCGCGATTGGACTGTGCAAAATTGCCTACTATGTTGGAAGGCGTCAAATTTAATGGCGCGCAGATGAAATTCCAGGATTTTGAAAAAAAGAAATTAAAAGGGAGTTCATTCCGAGGCGCGGATTTGAGAGGCGTGAATTTTAGTGGTGCTGATTTGAGAGGCGCAAAATTAGAAGAAACTGATTTAAGAGGCGCGGATTTTGGTGGTGCGAATTTGACGAATGCAAATTTGACGGAAGCGAATCTCATTGGCACAAATCTGAAAGGTGCGAAAATGAAGGGTGCAATAATGGAAGATGCCCTAATCGTTTATCCGAATGATATGGATGCATAAAATTTACTCAATGTCATTACATTTAGTAAATATGATGTCTAAGTACTATATAATGGAAATTGGTCAAAAGACAATAACCGAAATCAACAATGGAACATTGTCATCTTTAAAAGCAATGCCCCAAAAAGATATAACAAGTGATGGAACCAGCACTTTTGCAATGGGGCGCAAAAATTACTACGAAACTTATGCCCAAGCCCCTACAAACGCAGTTTGGAAACAGAAGAAATTCATTGGCGGAAACAGGGATGCATCTTCCGTCGTTGCCAGACGCAGAGCCACCGAAATTGGTGTGGGAACTATGAACGCGAATTCACAACCAATGTCGTTCACAACGGTCAAAGATATCAACGTGGGAAATAATGCACTAAGACGTGTGAGAGCGGGTGGTGCTTATGTTCCAGCCCAACGTTATGCGGCGTCGGTGGACCCGCGGAAGTATATCTTTTAGGAGAAAGGAAACCTACGGTTTCCTTTTGAACCTTCCCTTATGAGGGTAAGCGAAGCAGAACCTGGGATTCAGTGTAAAGTGCTTTCTCCTGTAATATCAAAAAAATAAAATCTTATAAAATTTTATTTTTATTTTTACCAAGTAAAAGGGAGGGATAAGCCGTTAGGCTTTGCCTTTAAGCGAAGTTTAAATAACAAAGCCCAGTGGGCTTAACCGTAGGTTCCCTTTAAAGGGAAGGATTTAAAGGAAACCGTCGGTTTCCTTTACTCTAGTCGCCACAATCCATTTTCCAGAACCGCTTTTCCAACATAGGCGTACGAATCCACATCATAGATTTCCTTCACGTTTCTAAAATTGGTCGCTTTTGCAATGTACTGTTTGCCCAAAATTTCCATGATAACACCCGTCATTTTTGTCTTTTTCACATTGAGGTCCGCCTTCTGCGTGGCGTCCTGTTCCAAAATGGGCACGGTTGAAAAATTATTGGAACTCACTTTTCCAAAATTGTAGCACACCAAATCGGATGAACCTTTGTGCAGAGAACAATCCATGGCGGTTTCCTTAACCGCTTTCAATATATGTTGGTTGGTCGTTTCTTTCCTGTTTGCCAATTCGAACAAATACTCGTCGGTGGTTTTTCCGTCATCTCTGGTTTTGATTTCAATATTTTTATCCAATTGTTGGTCGGTCATTGTGGACAAATAGAGAAAAACCTTAATATTGCGCAACTCCTCGGGTAAATTCTTATGACTGCAAATACGTTTGGCGCGTCCAATGACCTGTTCCATGCGCACCGGGTGCCAATAGGGATCGGCAATATGCACAAACCGGGTATTTTCCAAATTAATACCTTCTGCACCGGAAGATGTGATCATGAACACTTTGATGATTTCGCCCATATAATTATTCGCGTTGATTTTCTCCAATTTGCTTCGAATCGTGGAAGAGACCTGCGACCAGTTGCTGTTGTACACGTTGCGGATAATTTCCTTCTCGTCTGCTTCTTCGGTTCCCGTGTACAATACAAATTTGGGTTTGGGAACATCTTCTTCCTTTACATCGGCGATGTCCCATGTACCGGCTTTCTTCACCAATTTGAATTCGGCGAATCCGTTCTGTTCCAAAATCAGTTTTAGAACACCGATACCTTCGATGGTTCGGAACTGACTGTACACCAGATGCAGACCCCGGTTTTCTTCTTCTTCCACATTTTCCAACAAATGCAAAAACTTAGGACTGAGATTTGATAACCCCTCTTTGCTCAAATACTGGTCGCCGTTCTCTTTGAGGAAAACCAGTGCTTTGTCGAGTTCTTCCGCGTATTTGGTGTCGTCTTCTTCTTCGACTTCGACTTCGACTTCGACTTCTTTATTCACGTCTGCCTCCTTTCTTTTCTTAGTCGGGCGTTCATATTCATCCGGAAAAACAAAATTGCAGAGTTCTCGCGAGTATATGCGGTACGTGGAAGTCGTGTCGAACATATCTTTTCCAAATTTCGCTTTCATTGCATTTTGTTTTTCGCGTTTTCTCTCTTCATTTCTCGCAAGTGAATATTTTGCCAACTGATGGTCGCTCATTTCGACCCGGACAATTTGGAAATCGCGGTCTTTGTCGTATTTGGGCAACAATTTCTCTTGCGCACTTTTGAAATAGGAGGTTAACCCCAGAATTCGGCGTTTTAACAAATCCGCGTTGTTCAGATTTCCGGTTTCGGGGTCGATGAATTTTTGAATGAAACTTTCGGAATCATCCGGCAACGCTTTAATTTGGTCGTATGTCGTTTTTGCGGTTTCCAGGCCATTTTCACCAAGGATTTGGATGACGCGTTCTTTGAATTTGGAATCGCTCAAATTGCCGGTTTCGTCCAATTTAACGCCCGCATAATCCGCAAATGGATCGTTGGATGTTTTTTTGGAAACATTGACGAACCCGAACGGGTTTCGTGTTATGATTACTTTGTTTCCACTGTATTCCACATAATCATACATGTTGAATCCGTCTTTCTCGAAAAACTTCAAAATCGCGTCTTTGTCTATTTTCTGAGTTGTGGTTTGTTTCACCTGGAAGGTCCATGTTTTGATGTATCCGCGCAACATGTTGAAGAGAATTGCAATTTCATTGGGGTAATTGATAATGGGCGTTCCGGTTAAGAACACGAGTTTGGCATTTTGTGCACCCATCAAATAGTCGTATAAACGATATGATATTGATTCGGGGTTTTTCAGTTTATTCACGATACGACTCACAAAATTGTGGGCTTCGTCAATGATGACCACTGAATTGTCGAACGGATTTTTCTTTTCGTTGTCGGTGAGTTCATTCATTTTTCGTGCATTTAAACCGTTGTAATTAATATCCTTGTACTTTTTGCGAATCATTCGATCCAATTGATCATCCACCTGGGTTTGTTCGGCGGGGGTCAAATCTTCGAATTTTTTGCCGCCGGTGGTTCCGGCGGTTTTCTTTCCCAACCAGACCCCAGATTCCATAATAGTATCTTCGTCCAATCCAATCACCTTTTTCAAATTGGATGCGTCTTTGCGATTGGATACATTGGTCTTAATCCAATACTGGTTTTTGCGGTAAATGTCGTCGCCGCATTTCTTCAATTCGCTGAAGAAATTGGATTTGAGTGAGGCGGGGGTGAGTACGATGATTTGTTTTTCCGATTTCATACCCTCGGCAACAGCAATGGACGTGCAAGTTTTGCCGGAACCGAGACCGTGGTAAATGAGAAGACCGCGATAGGGAGAATATAAATTCAAATAATCGGTGACAACCTTTTGATGGGTAAGCGTTTCGAATTCCGCGGTTGAGCGCTTTTCGCAGGAAACGTCGGCGTCGTTCACTTTGCTCAATTCTTCGGCGTGGGATTCAAATAGCTTATTCAGTTTTTGGATAAACATGCGTCGATTTGTCATGTAATATGCGGGGGCTTTGTGGATTATCTGTTTTTTGGGTTTGGTTATTTCTTTGTACATTTCGTTGCTAAAAATAACGAGGTTTTCTTTGATTCCCTCCTGGATTGCCTGTTGCTTTTTGGTGCGCCGGGGTTTTTTTTCGACTGCCTCTTTTGGAACCATTGCTTTCTTTTCCTCTTTAGAAACCTCTTCCTCTTCAGAAACCTCTTTCTCTTTAGAAACCTCTTTAGAAACCTCTTCTTCTTTCTCTTCAGAAACCTCTTTGTCCTCTTTCTTTTCTTTTTCCAGTTTAAATTCTTTAACCGACTCCCCATTCATCAATTTTTGCAATCGTTTCATAATTTCATTTCGATCAATCTTCTTTTCATCCAATTGGTCAATAATTAGTGGCCCAGGTTCTAAGTATTCTTTTTCGGAATTCACTTCACCCTCTTCAAAAACTTCATCTACCACTTCCTTTTTTTTACATATTTTTACAATTGTGGGTTCGTGTTTTTTTGCTTCCTTTTTTTCTCTCAATTGACTTATATCAAATTCACGTTCCATAATAATATAATATGATACGATATTATTATAGGGGGAACGTAGTTCCCCCCTATGACCCCCTTCCTTTTAAGGGAAGAGTCAAAGAGAAACCGTAGGTTTCTTTTATAAAAACCGGGTTATTCTACTAAGTGCAAGTTCGCACGCAATTTGTTCGGCCTTCTTCTTAATCTTGTGCTTTCCTTCGCCTAAAAATATGAAAACCTTCGAGTTCACCGACATGTAATCATGGATTTCTTGAAAACTGGCAAAATCGCTATAAGGAATCGAGTTTTTATGGGTCAATCCAAAAACCGGCTGGCCCAAACACAAATAAACTCCCATATGATACCCCGTTTCCATATTTTGATCTGTCACCTCCATGTATTCTGGTGTGACCTTGAACTCTTTCTGAATCTTCACCTGCAAAATGTTTTTGAAATTGTCGTCGTTTCGTATCAAATTCATCCAGTCCACGTGTTTATCAAACACCTTTTCCACGAAAATCTGCGCCATTTGGAATCCCGGCCCCGACAAAAACACGTTCTCGAATAAATGCCCCTCGTCCTTCACCTCCATCTTATTGTAATCCAGAAAAATTGCACCTAAAAACGCCTCAAACACGCACCCCAACTTCTTCAGATTGGTTCGCGTGTCTTTTGACTCGGCATGTTTAGATAATACTACCCATTTATGTAGGCCCATTTCATACGCCAATTTGCCGATTGCCTCGTTCTTTACTAGGGCAATCTTTTTCTCTGTCATAAACCCCTCGTTCTCTTTAGGAAAACGGAGGTAAAGAACCCACTTGGCGATGAGTTCCAGAACCCCGTCCCCGACAAACTCCAATCGTTCGTTTGACTTGGTGTGCAGAGGCATGCAATCGGCCGGTTTAGGCACAATGACAATGTTGTTTGCCTGGTTTTCCAATTCGGGGCGACGCAAATAAGACTTGTTGATGAACGCGCGACGGTACAAATTGATGTTGGTGATTGGGACATTGATTCCATAAGTTTGCAGAATCGTTTCAATGTCTTTGTGTCCAATCTCTTTGTTTAGCGGATTGTATGGGTCGAAAACGTAGATTTCCTTTCCGAATTCGTTTTTTTCAATGCGAATATCATCATCCGAATTGAAAATAGATTTAATGGTTTGTTGAGCAGACATGTTTAGTAGTAATAGTTTAGTAGTCATTATATTTTTATATGGTTTTCAAAACTATAAAGGGAACCTACGGTTCCCCTTAAGGGAACTCGTCGCTTCCGCTTCGCTTAACCCTTAAGATCCCATACTTTTAAGGGAACCTACGGATTTAGTTTTAATTATCCCATTCGGCTATTACAATGTTTTATTTAAGGGAGGGGTCATAGGGGAAACCGTAGGTTTCCCTTAAAAATATCTTTCGGCAATATATAAAAATGACCTTGTATAACGCCGCGTCAAGAGCTAGAAATGCCGGATCTTTAATTAATCGCAATTCTGGAGGAGGAGACAAGAAGATGGGTCTGTTCCCCACCATTGGAAACGATTCGTGGACCAGTATTTATTTTGGAAAGACCCCCGGAAAGTGTTTTACTTTGGGATGCAGTCAGAGATCTAGATACCCCAACTCCAATTGCAGAGTTGCTAGACCGATTGGCTCCACTGTAATGGTTGGATGGAAGTGTTAAAGGAAACCTACGGTTTCCTTTTGAACCTTCCCTTTTGATCCCTCCTTAAAAGAAGACATCAATACAAATTAATACGTTATTTGATTAACGTATTATTATTTTTAAAGGAAACTACGGATCCCTTATTTTTTACTGGTTCTATTGCGTCTTTTATTGCTTTTTTTATTGCTTTTTTTATTGCTCTCTCGCTTTTTATTTCCACCATGTTTTAAAGTATCTTTATTGTTTTTTATAGCCCAACGAATTAGTTCTTTTGCATTTCTCTCTCCATTGTAGTATTCAACATTGCCACCCGGTTTTATCTTGTAAATTGTAGGGTAGCCACCTTGCGCTTCAACATTGGCTCCATTTTCTTTATTTAGCTTTTGTAATTCTTCATGTTGTCCGGCTTCAATGTCTTCTGCAAACATGACTTTTCCGCCAACTTTATTTTTCATTTTGTTCCACGGTTGTTCCAGCATTTCACAATGACCGCACCCAACCATATACAGCTTTCCGACGACAATTGTCTTACCCATTATATATTTTATGGATATATTATATTATGAATACTAAAATAATTCTAGTTCTGGCAGTTATCGTATTTTTAGCAGGACTGTATTATTACACGACAATTGAATCTATGGATACAATGACGATGTCTAAAGAAACTGGCTGTCCCGATTTATTGATTCGCAAAGGCAACACGCTTCTCTTATACAACACGAAAAGTAAAGCGGACCCAATGCCTTTTTACAATTTGGACGAGTATATCAACTATTTAGAAATCCAACGCAGGGCAGGAACCGTGTGTCCCGTTCTTTTCCTCCAGTACGAATCCACCACTCAAGGCACCGACGTGTACAGGATGCGCCCGAGTCCTTTTGATTTGCAGGGTGGGACCCCGCCCAACATTGACCCCACTGTCTTTGGCCAACTGTCCTCCATCGATGGCAACCCCATCCAGGTTTTAGACGCAACCAGAGATGGTGCATACAACCAAGGGATGTATGCGGGGTTTGATCCATATGGTCTGCACGTGGGCCAACGCACGGAATTGGACGTTATCCACGAAAGCACCGCGAAGAAGGGGCCAGATAGTGAGAACCCAATGGATTTCAACTGGGGCGGGGTTCAGGTTACCGAGAATGCGGTCAGATCGGGGGCATATGTTGACAGATACGTGAGCAAACCGCAGTATTTCACACCTAAGACCACGTATTTGCCGGACATTTATGGAGCAGGGCCAAGACCCCCGAATGAAGTGCCGGATGTTTTGAAGGCCCAACCCGAGTAAGAGAACCTACGGTTCCCTTATGATCCCTCCCTTAATGTAAGCCTCCGAGCGAAGCGAGGTAGAGGAAGGTATAAGCAAAGCAAAAAAAGGAAACCTACGGTTAAGCCCGTCGGGCGCTTGCATCTGTAGGATGCTATAAGGTGCGTCGCGTCTAGCGACGCTCCGGAGGCCCTTTCCCCTACGACCCCCTCCTTAAATGAAATTTTGGTGACAATTTTTGTAAGGGAAGGTATAAGCAAAGCAAAAAAAGGAAACCGTAGGTTTCCTTTAAAATTGAAGTTTTTAACCACGCTTTAATAAAAGCATAAATAATTCTTAACCAATTAATCCAATCTAATCTAAATAAAATGTTTGCCAAATTTCACGAATACAACATTCACTCCATGGAGACCCGTTTCAAGACTCAAATTTCAGAGTTGTTCAATGAACACGCGATGCGAACCCGAACCAAGTCTATCCAGCTAGAACACATGTCTCTTTCCGATTTGGACACGATGTTTATTGTGCCTTTAACAAAGGTCTCCCGTTGTGTTCTCGTGTTTGACACGGAAACCACCGGGCTCGTCGATAAGTCATTGCTTCCATTGCAATATAAGGATCTAGCATTACATCCTTATATTACTCAGTTGTCCGCGGTTCTCTACGACGTGGATAATCAAAAGGTAAAAAAAGTCTTCAACACTTACGTAAAAATCCCGGATCACGTGGAAATCCCGGAAATTGTTCAGCAACTCACGGGCATTACCAAAGAGAAATGCAATGGAGGAATGGAAATCGGCGAGGCTTTGAGCACCTTTTACCAACTTTATTTGAAGTGCGACGCAATTGTTGCCCACAATATGTGGTTCGACAGCAAGATGATTCGCATCGAATGTATGCGGAACCGGTACCCAAATTTAATCAATGTGTTCTTTGAAGATGTATCAACCAAACCCATCAGTTGCACAATGATGGAAGGGATGAGGTACTGCGATCTTAACCGGTTTGTCAGATTGTCGGTTCTCTACGAGCTGTTGTTCAAAGAAGATGCGAATCAGTACGAACTGCACAATTCGTTGGTGGACACGATGGTGTGTTTGCGATGCTACCTCAAAATATTCTGCGAAAAGGAAATTAGCAACGCGGAGTTTAACAAAATGATACAGTAAAGAGAAGACGAATAAAGAGAAACCAGATAAAGAGAAAATGAATAACACACTAAATGAAGGTGATTATTGACGAAAGAGAGACTTCTCTCTACGAGTTATGTTTGAACAGTGAATATTTGAACAAAGAACTATTTGTTTTGGAGAAACGCGTGTTGCAACTCGGCGATATTTTATTCACGAGCGATGATGAGGCAACCACTTTTTTATGCATTGAGCGGAAATCGCTCCAGGATTTGCTGGCATCCATCAAAGACGGTCGGTACTCGGAGCAGTCTTATCGCTTATCCAATTGTTTTCCCAATCCTCATAATGTTGTTTATTTATTAGAAGGAATGCTCTCTACGGTAAAAGACAAAAAAGTGGTTGTATCATGCATCGCTTCTCTCAATTATTTCAAAGGGTTTTCGGTTCATCGGACGGTTTCATTGGCGGAGACAACCATGTACATTCTCTGCATGGCGGACAAGATTGCCAAGGAGTTGAAGAAAGGCACAAAGCCGATCGGTGATAAAGTGGTTGTTATTGAATCATCTACAGAACAGTTGTCTACGACAGAGAAACCTGTAGAATCCACCGATTATTGCAATGTTGTCAAAGTCTCTAAGAAGGCGAATATCACCAAAGAAAATATTGGTCAAATGATATTGATGCAAATTCCGGGAATTAGTTCGGCCATATCCATTGAAATTATGAAACCGTTTTCCAACTTTCTGGAATTTGTGGACCGCATTCGTTCGGATCCAGAGTATTTATTGCAAATAAAAGTGAACGGACGCAAAATTGGATCCAATGTGTTGAAAGGAATTAATGAATTTATTTTGAACAACTAAAGGGAATCGTAGGTTTCAGCTTCGCTTAAAGGCGAAGCCTAACGGCTTACGCCTTTTGATCCACCTTTTTGATCCCTTAACGCTGGCTTTTTTATTTTTATCTATAATCTCTATGGTTATAGATAAACATTTACCAAAGGACATTTATTCGTAAAAAAAGGCGTTAGTCTTTGGAAAATCGAGTTCCTCCCTAAAATTGAAATTAAACAAACAAAATAAACAGAAAGTATTAAATAAATCAACCAATTCATAAAATGTTAAAAAAGAAAATAGCAGTTGCAAAATCATTCCGTCTCTTCTACTTTGACGTCTTAAATGACGTCATTGAACAGACAGCGTCGTCAAGCGACGACGAAAAAGAGAAAAAGAAACGTTGCGACGAGAAGCAATTCCTCGTCCAAATGTACGGAATTAACGAGAAGGGCGAAACGTGTTCCATCATTGTGGACGATTTCGAGCCATTCTTCTACATCAAGGTCGGCGACGACTGGAACCTGGGCAAGGTCAATACAATGGTTCGCGAAATCAAATCGTCCATCGGCGAGTTCTACAAAGACTCCATAACAAATTTTGAACTGGTGGACAGCCAAAAGCTCTACGGATTCAGCGCCGGGAAAAAATCCAAGTTTGTTAAGCTGGTCTTCAAGAACACAGTTGTTATGAACAAAGTGAAAAATCTGTGGTACCAACAGTTGCCTGACGGCGGGCGTCGCGTGAGACCTTTTACCCCGCATACTCAGTTGTACGAGGCAAATTTGCCACCCCTTTTGCGATTCTTCCATTTGACCAAGATTTCACCCAATGGTTGGGTGATGGTTTCCACAAGGGCACCGCAAACCCCAGTTAAAACAACCACCTGCACATACGAATATGTGGCATCGCAATCTTTGATTAAACCTTTGCCTGAAAAAGAAACCATTGTCCCTTACAAGATTATGAGTTTTGATATTGAGGCGGGCAGTAGTCATGGCGATTTCCCGTTGCCCAAAAAGACCTATAAGCGTTTGGCCATCAATATGATGGATAATTATGACAAACTTACTGCATCCACATTTAAACAAATGGTATTGGCCGCGTTTGGCCACGACGCAGTTCACGGAATTGATCTGGTTTATCCGAAACAGGGTTCAATCAAAAAAGCCTATGTCGAGGCATTGATTGCCGAGGTTCTTCAGACGCCGTTCAACAATTTGGAAGCTAAGAATGCGGATGCATTGAAGGTATTGACGGTTGAATCCATGTTCAATAAATTACGACAAGCTGAAGGCGGAGGAGGAGCTGATAACGAAGGTTCGGACGACGACGACGATGAAGCGGATGTTATTGATTCCGATGATGATGAGGACGACGACGATAAAGTGGTTAAACCCAGGTCTGGGTTAAAGGCCGCAAAGAACAATACCATCATCGATATCGTGTTGAGTTCCGATTATAGTAGGGACCAAAAAGTCGAATACATCGACCAAGTATTGACGGAAATGTTTCCTCCATTGGAGGGTGATCCGGTCACCATGATTGGTTCCACTTTCCTGAACTACGGAAGCGCCGAGCCGTATTTGAACCATTGCATTGTGTTGGGTGGTTGTACGCCGGTGGAAGGCGCGACCATTGAAGCAGTTCCTATCATTGACGGAAATAAGCTGGAGGCGGAGAAGACGGTTCTTTTGAAATGGGCCGAACTCGTCCAGCAGGAAAACCCCGACATCATTATCGGATACAACATCTTCGGTTTTGATTACGAGTTCTTATTCCGCCGCGCCGAGGAGACTCATTGTGTCAATGAATTCTTACAATTGTCTAGACGTCGCAACGAATTCTGTGGAAAAAGAGAGCGCAACGACCCTACCAACATTAGCATTGAAAACACCAAAATTGCGATTGCGAGTGGCGAATACGATTTGCGCTATGTCGTGATGAGCGGGCGACTCCAGGTGGATATGTACAGTTATTTCCGCCGTAATTTCAATCTGTCTTCGTATAAGTTGGACGACGTGGCGTCGCAGAATATCAGCGACGATATCAAGAAAATCGCCAATGTGGATCATCCCACTTTGGGCAAATGCACGGAATTGTATACCAAGAATTTGATTGGTTTGCACGCCGGCGATTTCATCCACATCGAAGTAAGTTCGTTCACCTCGGACTACTACATGGACGGCAAGAAATTCACAGTGTTGGCGATTGAGGAGAAGGAGGGGTACAAAGTGTTGTTGATAGCGGATCATCACGCAGACATCATCGATAAAACCAAGAAACTTCGCTGGGGAATGGCAAAAGACGACGTGTCGCCCCAGGATATTTTCCGAATGAGCAATGGCACCGACGCAGAAAGAGCGGTCGTCGCCAAATACTGTATTCAGGATTGCAACCTGGTGCACCATTTGATGCGGAAAATCGACGTATTGACCGAATATATGGAGATGGCGAATTTGTGTTCGGTGCCCATTAATTTCCTCGTTTTCCGAGGTCAGGGAATCAAGTTAACCAGTTTCGTTGCGAAAAAATGCATGGAGAAGGGATACTTAATGCCCGATTTGGAAAAAGGTAAGCTGGACGGCGGATACGAGGGCGCCATCGTGTTGCCCCCCAAAACCAAGATTTACATTGAGGAGCCAGTCGCCTGTGTGGATTACTCGTCGCTTTATCCGTCGTCCATGATTAGCCAAAATTACTGCCACAGCAGTAAGGTGTGGGCGAAAGAATACGACCTGGCAGGAAAGTTGGTAAAAGAAGAAGGCGAGAAAGACCGCGCCGGCAACTACATTTACTATGGATTATCCAACTACGAATATGTAGAGGTGGAATTCGACACATTTGAATGGCGCAGGAACCCGGAACGACCGGCGGCGAAGGCGGTGAAGACGAAGGTGGGAAAACGCGTGGTTTGTTGGGCGCAACTGCCAAACAATGAGAAATCCGTCATGCCATCCATTTTGATGGAATTGCTGAAAGCGCGCGAGGATACCAAGAAGAAGGCGAAGAAAGCGGCCGATCCATTTATGGCGAATATTCTGGATAAGCGTCAATTGGCTTATAAAGTCACTGCAAATTCGCTGTATGGTCAGTGCGGGGCGCGCACATCCACCTTTTACGAGAAAGATGTTGCGGCTTCCACGACGGCAACGGGGCGAATGTCCATAACGTATGCGCGCCGAATCATCGAGGAAATATACGCGGACCGCGTTTGTGAAACCAAGAACCATGGTTTAGTTATGACCAATGCGGAGTACGTGTATGGCGATTCCGTTGCGGAGTATACGCCAGTGTATGTGCGTGTCGAAGGCAAATACCTGGATATTGTCAAAATCAAAGATTTGGCGGACAAATATGGCGAACTGAACGAAGTTGACAAACCCGCCTGGCGAATGTGCAAAGAACCCGGAAAACAAACCAAAGAAGTGTGTGAGATGCGTGTAGATGTGGAAACCTGGACCGAGAAGGGCTGGACCCGACTTTACCGCGTAATAAAACACCGGTTGGCACCCCATAAGAAAATAGTCCGTATCCAAACGTTGAGTGGGTGGGTCGATGTGACCGACGACCATTCCTTATTGTTGAAAGACGGCAAAGACGGGTTATCCAAAGAAGTCTCACCGAAAGATGTGGGGCTATGGACGGAATTGTTGCACCACGATTTGGATTTGACTACGTGCGAGTTTTACAAAACGCGGAATTATGTTTCCGCGCAAGAATACCTGGACACATTTACAAACCAGGTCGATACGCTGATTGTGAACAATTGCATTGATGCCGCCTATGCGTATTTGCTGTTGCGAAGTCGCGGATTCCACGTAAAACAGAAGGCCATGGGAACGACCAATATGTCTTATACATTGACGTATCAAAGAGAGCCGTTTGAAGAAGCGGACACGATTCACGAAATGGAGGCATTGTCTGGATACAAAGGGTATGTATACGATTTGACAACCGAGAACCACCATTTCGCAGCGGGCATTGGATCGATGATTGTTCATAATACCGACTCGGTCTTCTTCATATTCAACCTGACAGACAAAGACACGGGTCAAAAAATAGTTGGAAAAGACGCGCTGGAAATCACGATTGAACTGGCGCAAGAAGCCGCGCACTATTCCAGTATGTTTTTGAAACCGCCGATGAATTTGGCTTACGAGAAGACGCTGATGCCGTTTGCATTATTATCCAAAAAAAGGTACGTGGGTATATTGTACGAAGAGGACCCCAATAAGGGGAAACTCAAGTATATGGGGTTGTCTTTGAAACGCCGCGATTCGTGCGACTATTTGAAAGACACGTACGGCCAAATCATCAATCTTATTATGAGCGGTCAATCCGTCCAGTCCGCGATCCAGTATTTGGACAATTCGTTATCGGAATTGATTAAAGGCAATGTGCCCACAGATAAGCTGGCAATAACGAAATCGTTGCGCAGTTATTATAAGAATCCGCAACAAATCGCACACCGGGTTTTAGCGGACAGGATTGGACAAAGGGATCCGGGAAATATGCCGAAACCGGGCGACCGAATTAAATTCCTGCATGTGGTTAACCAGAATAAAAAAGCGCTTCAAGGAGAAAAGATAGAAACGCCGGAGTTCATTTTGGAGAACCGGTTGAAAATGGATTTTGGGTTTTATGTCAGCAACCAATTGATGAAACCACTTTGCCAATTTTTGGGTCTGGCATTGGAGGAAATGTGGAAAAACCAGAATAAAATGAGCGCGATTAAAAAGTACAAATCCGATATTGCGAATTTGCAGAAAGAGTACCCCGACTTTGAAGTATTCATTAAGAAGAAGGAGAAGTACTGTTCAGACAAGGTGAAAGAACTGTTGTTTGACAAACATCTGATGCAAATCAATAACGACAAGAATGGATTGCGACCGATTACGAGCTTTTTCGGGAAAAAATAGGGGAACGTAGTTCCCCTATGACCCCTCCTTTTAGTTTAAATTTTTTTATGCAGTCAATTAAAAATATTTTGGGTTTTATAAAAAAAGTCAAAAAAACAAACATTGAAAATTAGCCCGTAAAATAAAAAGAGAAGTTGGAAATTTTTTTCTGATGCAGTCATTCTTTTTATTTTCCAACTTATCAATTCTTTTTATTATCCAACTTATCAATTCTTTTTATTATCCAACTTATCAATTCTTTTTATTATCCAACTTATCAATTCTTTTTATTATCCAACTTATCAATTCTTTTTATTATCCAACTTATCAATTCTTTTTATTATC